ATTACATTTTCGTTGGTCTCGGTTGGATAATAAATCGGCAACTCAACACCTACAAGTTTATAGTGACGTGTACTGAAATACTCACCACGTTTCTTTTGTAAGAAGTTTAGGATTTCCACACCATCTTGGTAGAACTCATTCATTTCTTCACGAGAGGTGAACTTGACACCATATATAGCCATAGCTTTTTTGTATTCTTTGGCCATATTGTCCCTCAACATGGTGTTCAAGTCCATCTCTTCTGCCTCTTTTACACTATCGCTGTAGATAACCTTTAGCCAGTCTTGAACAACCTCGTGCATAGCAGTACCAAAAATCAAATGTATAGATGATTCATCTTTCTTATGACCATCCATATACGTCAGTTTCCATTGTTTAGGACAATTAGCCCACATGGTGTATTGAGAGTAAGATACTTTAGAGTGTTCTTTCTTCTCTTCGTATGTTGGGAAATTGAATATGTTGGAAACGACTGATTTTTTCATCTATACAAATATAATAAATTTTTGGCAGACTGCCAAACTTTTAGGGAATTATTTTCCCCACTTACCTCTCTGAACGATTTGGGCGATAATACCATACACCGATAAATCTTCGTATGTGTCTTGGATAGACTCACCCACCTCATCCGGCTGTCCTAAAACAACCATTTGTTTTAATCTTTGAACCTTGTCATTGATTCTAAACCACAATCCGGTCAAAGACAATCTAACCTCATCTTGAGTTTGGAGTGCTGTACCAACCGAAATGTTACCCGGTCCATAGTTTCTTTGTTTTTTACAAAATGTAATATACATCTCGTCCAAAATATTTTTAAACTCTTCAGTAGTTTGTGGATAGTTTTCTTCACAATACGCAACAGCGCTTTGTTCTGGTCGTGATTCTGATGTGTAGGATTCGCCCTTCCACTCTACCTTTGTCGTTGCTTCTTTAATTACTTCAGCCATTTTTGTATTTCTTCTTTTTTGATTCCGTATTTTTGTATGATTTCTATCACTTCCGATTGTGGTAAAATCTCAAGATAATCCATTACCTCACGAGATGATACATTAAAATGAGTACACAACCACTTAATGATGTTCTCATTCCATTTGTTATCATCTTTACCTTTAACGTATTTATCAAAGCTTTTTCTCTTTGGTAGAACATCTAAATAAAACTTGTAAACTTCACGAGTACCCATGTTACCAATGGTAAATTTCTGATACTCATTCACAAGCTCCAAGTAATCCATGTTCATGGATAGGAAGCGATTCACCATAAACGGCGAAAATGACTTCCTATCCATTTCGGACAAGGATTCCCATGAAGTTTTTTGGTAGGTTAACCCACCCAAATGGTCGAATAGAGATTTTGCCTTAATCGTGGCAGTATCACTTTTCTTCGCCATTTTCGAATAGTTCTTTCGGTGTAAACTTTGGATGTACAGTACCACACTCATTACAAATTACAACCGGAATTGGAAGCAATGACGCTTGACCGGTTGGTGATTGTAGTGCTGGGACTTCTTTGTACATAGTTACCTCACTAAAGAAGATACCTTCACAATTAGGACATTCAACTGTTTTTAGTTTGAATGGGTCTAACTGCATTTTCATTTGTTCGGGTTGCTTTTTACCCATTTCGATTACTTTACCTTTTGCCATTTTAGATACTTGTTATAATATTTAACATCATCGCCATCACGTTAATTTCTTTGTCTACTACCATTGAGTCTTTGTATTGACCATCTGCGATGTTTAGAATAGTCTGACCCACTTTGTTGTTAGCGTATTCATCAACTCGGTCGTACAACAAACGATACAACGGAGTGAAATCTTTTACACCCGAATCTGCAATGATTTGACGTACACTTACAAATTTAGATTTAGCATCACCATTACCTTGAAGAACCTTGACAACCTCTTCAGCATAATTCGCCTGAATTGTGGATTGTTTGTCGATTACTAACTTCTTGTTGATGACTTGTCGTTGAGCTGCGTTTAACACCCTACGAATGTCAGGATATCCACTATTAACAAGAACAGCAAGGTCCGACATTTCAAACTCAACACCTTCAGTTGTTAGAATATCATTCAATCGTTTTGCAACATCCTTTTTTGATGGTGGTGTAATAGCAAACGTTTGACAACGTGATTGAATTGGGTCGATGATTTTTTCGACATAGTTACACGTCAAAATGAATCGGGTCGACTTACTAAAAGTTTCCATCAAATTACGGAGAGCTGCTTGAGCATTTGGTGTCAAGTAATCAGACTCATCCAAAATAATGATTTTCCACTTTCTGAATCCCATTGATGAAGCGAACCCACGGATTTTGTCACGAACCGTGTCAACGTTGTTCTCATCAGATGCGTTGATGTACATGACATCACAATCAATCTGATTTGTAATGATTTTAGCCAATGTGGTTTTACCCGTACCGGCTTGACCATACAACAGCAAATGTGGTACGTCTTCGTTCTCAATGTAGATTTTTACTTTCTCAAGGATATGTTCGTTTCCGACATAACCTTCTAACGTATCGGGTCTATATTTTTCAACCCATAATGTATTACTCATCTTCCTACTTCGTTTAAATACTTTTCTTTTGCGGCTTCCCAAGACATACCAATAATATCAAGGTAAAATAATGGTTCTGGTTTTATACGACCCTCTTCGTGTAGTTTCTCATAACGAGATACTGCCTTCTTTTTCCACCAATTCATAGTGTATTCATCGCCTTTAGCAAATTTGTCTTTTAATACCAATTGGTCTTCGGTGATTTCATTTCGGAGAAACTCATTACCATTCTCATACATTTGAGCAAAGTATACACCCCTCTTAAATCCATGTTGATATTTAGAAGATTTGATACCAAGCTCCTTGAATATCATATTAATGATTTTTTGTTTTACTCCGGTAGCAGGTCCATCGACATTTGCCTTTTCAGCAGTTTGTCTTGCGTATTCTTCCGGCTGATTTTCCTTCATCCAATGATGCCATACTTCATATACCGAATCATCTGGTTTAGTAGCAACCTTACCTGCGGACTCACCAAGTGTTTTGAAGTGTGGGATGCCATTGTATTGTGAATGGATTCCATACAAAGATGTAGTACCGACAGCAATCAAAGTCTGACCATACTTTTCTTTCCAATACTTTCTTACGATTGGTGATGTAGCCATACAAGCAATCAACTTACCACCCAAGAAGTTGTATCCCAATGGTTGGGTACATACAATAGTAGTAGCAATTGTTGTATGATTTAATTTACCATCTTTGTATTTGTTGTCTTGAGTCCACCCAATATAAGCATCCCTTACACCCAAAGAGGTGACATCTGAACCTAACGAAATCATACCTAATACCTTACCACTAACTCGGTCTTTAACATAAATCTTGACATTACGACCGGGATTGGCTGAAAAAGCCATGGTGTGAATTAGTTTACGGATTTCAGTCCAACGAGTCGATTCTTTAGAATCATCAACAATCTCTACATAGGGTTCGAGTGCCATAACCTCTTTTATAGTTTGTTCTTTATTATAGATGTCAGTTGGCATCCACAAAGAATCAATATAAGTAGCCATAGCAGCCTTCCTCTTCATTGAGGATGGTAGGTCGGAATTCCACTCTTCCCATTTCTTGTAAAGAGTTTGTTCTTCAACAGACATAGAAGAAAGGTAGTCCATATTATCTATGAACTTTTTCTTTTCAGCCGTGTAGTCGAACTCCGGTTTCGCTGGTTCAGTATCCCAAAAACTCATTACTTAATCTCTACTAAATAGTAATTAGATTTAAACCCATCATGTTCGAATGCAACATGAGCAAGACCTTGAGACGAAATCTTCAAAGAAGATGCTTTTGCACCTCGGTTAGCATTCAAGATTTCTTTAAGGTATTTAGCCGAGAATGAAATTGGTTCAACGTCAGATACACAAGTACACTCAACGTTGATGGAAATTCGGTTCGAGTTAATTTTAGAATATCCCAAAATAACCTCACCTTTGTTACCCTTACACTTAAATGTAAATGTGTCGGAGTCACTCAAAGCACCTTTTGATTTGATGAACTTACCAACGAACTCATCGTCAAGTGTAACGTTTGAACCAAACTCCGGAAGAGTTTTCAGTTCAGGAACTACAGGAATTACTGACAAGTCAGCCAACATATAGTTTACAGACGTACCATTGTCTGAAAATACTAATGATGCCTCACCTTGTTCTACTTTGACGTTTGAATCCAAAACACCAAGAAGACCTTTTAGTTGTGAAGTCGTGTAAACACCAAACTCACCATTTGGAAATTCTTTCTCTTCAGTCTCAACACTACCCAATAGGGTTTTGTCATCGGAGATGAATCGAACAGACATTCCTTCATCAGTTGAGTTGATTTTTACGGATTCAACCTCACCACCCAAATTGTAACGGGCTACAAACCCTTCAAATGAACTTTTTTTCATGTTTTTATTTTTTATTTAGACAAATATACGAAATTATTTTGAATTATCCAAACCATTGGTGGATTTTTTGCTTTCTTTTTTTGAATCGGTAAATGTAAATGTTCTTTGTAAGGGTTTCCACATACTTAGCACTTCCATCATCCAATGCGTTTTTCAATTCAATAGCAACGGGCTTTAGTTTCCCATTGTGTTTGTTTCTTAAAGTTTTGTCGTGATACCTACGACCATTCCACATAATAAC